TTCAAACTTCTCTGATCCCATTTCCGCTATATCTCTTTCTTCACTCTTCCAATCCACATACGTAACTGGAATATTATATTTAACCAATTCGTTTATCATTTTAAACATTTTCTTTTTAGCGTCTGCATCCAACGCAATAATAACCTCTGTGTGGTTCTGTAGTAACCTTCTAAACAGCAGTGATCCACTACCTACATTACTTCCAAGAATGGGTACAGCGTTCTTACGAGAGAGAATGGCGTCGAATATTCCCTCTACAATATATAAAGGTTTGTCCCATTCAATCAAATGCTCATTAAAGATTACTTCTCTTTTTGAAGCCATCGCATTCTTATACTTGTAATTTTCAAACGGTTGAATACTTCTCGCTACATAATAATTTAAATTATGATCTCTATCATATGACGGAAATAATACTCGTTGATCACTTACACTATAATGAATATCATATTTCAGAATGTCCTCTTTACCCATCCCTCTTTTTAAAAGATATTCTACGGCTGGTTTGTAAAAAGCTTTTTCTATACTTCTGAAAAGATTTTCATATCCCTTTGGCAATATTAGTTTCTTCTCTTTAGCTAACTCCTTACCAAAAAGATTGTCTATATCCTCAATATTTATTTTTGTTTGTTCATTAAAAATATTTTTATATTGATTGGGGTTAGCAACATTTATTCTCTTTAACAAATAGATTAAGCTCTTACCTCTTACCTCACAATGGTAGCAGTTATATACACCTTTTTCTACATTAATAGTAAGTTTATTATTATGATGGTGACAAAATGGGCAATGAAAATAAGAGTTTCCATTTCTATCTGTCATTTTAGGTGATCCGAAATACTTGACTAAAACATCTATTTTATTCACTTCTTTATTTCCTTAAATAAAAATTTAACATACATATAATATAACCAATTTTTTACATCTTGTCAAGGCTTTTTTATTAAAAAGGTAATAATTCTTCTTCTATAATCGGAGGCGGTTTCAGTTCTATTTCTAACTGAGGTGGGAATATTTCTGCAGCTCTTGCTCGTGCTACAACAATGGCATCTGCAACATCATACGCCATCTTATCAAACTCTGGTTTTGTTTTCATCAAAGGTAAAAGAGGCTTTACCTCTGGGTGAAGCTCTATTATTCTTCGTAGGATGAAATCTTTTGATTTTGTGCCACGCGGCACTTTACAATCTGCAAGGTTTCTTCCCCGTATTACATTCATCATGGTGGGAGGTTTCCCTAACATCTCATAACATTTGCGCTGTATAATAGCATTAAAAGAGGCAAGAGTAATTATTGTTTTGATATTGGATTTACCAGAGATAAACTTTGTGATGATGTCTTCAATTACTACTTCAGTTATTTTATCAGTGTTTTTGTTTAAAGTATCTAAAACCTCAAACATCATATCAACTTTTGTGTGTATATCTTTTTTATTTTTTAACGCTACGTGACCTGCTGTTTCTAATTTGTTTTCGTTAAGGTTCCATATGGCGTAACCGGTGCAGAAAGTACTAACATCTAGTGCTAGCAAATATCCTTCTGCACCGGTTCCCATATCAGTTTACCAAGACTTACTTATGATTAAGTAAGGGGTTTCTGTATCTGGATTATAGATGAATGAAGCACCATAACCGGCGTCTGTCTCAACACCTACACCAACATTGACAAGGGCAAAGTCACTACCTTCAGCAACATAGCCGCCGTCACCAGCACCAACGAACAAGTTGAACTCATCCAACGTGTAACCGAGTTCTATGTATGTATCATTCTTAACAGCATCGCCATTAATAAATCTACCTACAAATAAATCAACTCCGGCATACGAAGTAGAAACACCTACTTCAATATCGTGGCTGTCGGCATCAAGAAAAGGGCCGTCATAGTAATAAGAAGTAACACCAATAGAACCATACCCATCAATTTCCTGCGACACAGTAATGTCAATCTCTGTTTCGCCAGTGGTAATTGGAGTTTGGCCCCATAGCTCTATATTGGTTGTACCAATATTAGAATCAAAGGGTACACTAACAGTAGGTTGAATGGATAGGCTAGCCGGTCCAGCTGCACCTCTCCATACGTGGCGACTAAAAAGGTCAACCCCTACTTCGGTTTCACCAAAGGTTGGTATTACACTAACAAGCAATGCAAACAAAATTGCACATTTTGCAATAAACTTCGTCATACATTATCCTCCTTTTAAAAGGGAAAAATTTTCTACGTCAACATTTTGACATTCACGCTTTTTTGTTGAGTTGTGGAAACTCAACAATACTCTGATCACTTTTCTCTGGATCATTTTCTTTTTCATCATTAGATTTAGGCATAAACCGTTTGGGTGCGATTCCTTCCCTATCTAAAAGATCAAGAATATCATTTGCGTTAACAGAATCTTTGCTTTCCATTTCTAAATCTAATAGCTTGTGAGATGCTGTAATCATCTTAATAAGATTTTCTGTAGCTTTATGTGCCGAATCTAAATATGGATGTGGTTTATCACCCGACATAAAAAGATCTTCATTATCTTTTACCATCTCTCTAAATTTTTTAAAGGTAGCCATTGCCTCTTCTCTTTCTTCAAGAGATTGCTTAAAGATAACATTAAATATCTCGTCAAGGCTCTTACCTTCAAATAAACTTATTTCTTTTAATCTATCAAGACTCATCTACTTCTTCACCTAAAGTGTTAAATTTATAATTTTCATCTACTTGTTGTAAATAGTAACTAATCTCTTGTAATTGACCAACGAAACTTTTTATTATGGAGTCATTAGTATATATTTCTCTTGATAAAACCCCTTGTATGTTTTCATTAAGGTCACCTAATCTGCCATGCATATCACCATAAATGTCCTCATAAAAACTTATCCTATTTATAGAGCGATATAGAGCGATTGCTAGACCCACTGATAGTATAATAAATATCACAGATACAGTCTCAAACATCACATTTCATCATCATATGGGTAGTCACTTATAAGTTCTCCTTTATTGTGCAGATGCGCAAACCATAGCCCACCGACTATAATGTGAGCAGCGTAAATAGATAAAACCCAATAAAGCATTTACTGCCTCCAGTTGTTAAATGTGTTTATTACTATAAGAAAAAAGATATACTTTATAAACCTAATAATTCATAATTAAAACTTCTTCACCTATACTTTGTGCTTGACCGGCTTTAGCACCAGAAGCTTTGACAAACTCTTTTGTTTCCCATTTGTATTTATCTTTGGGATACATATTACTTAGCTCATCAAAGTCATAGTAAGAAAGGGAAAACTTGCCTTTCATATTATGGAGACAATCCTTCAGTTGAAAATGTTCTTCCCTTCCAAAGCCATGCAAGCTATAATAATCTTCAGTGTTCCAGTAAGGTGGATCACAATAGAAGTAAGTTGTAGGTGAATCGTACTTAGCGATGACCTCTTCAAAGGACATATTCTCGCAGGTAGTAATATTCTTTAGCCTGCGCATATTATCTTCATCATCTAGTTTCTTATGAAACGCTGCAAACTTAGAGCTATTCTTTTTTGAATCATCCGTAAAGGTAGCTTCAACAGCAGCCGCTCCCGAAAAACAATTGGTAAGAAGAAAAACATATTGCATTGCAGCCATTTGATCTTTTCTACCGGCTTTTATTTTCTCCCCAAACTTCTCACTTATCTGACCATTAACCTCTACTCTTCGCTTTCTTGCAAAATCTAACACCTCATTTAAAGCCTTACGTTCCTTCTTGACAATAGATTTATCCTCTAAGATTTTTCTCAGAGTTGTAATAGCAAAAGTGCTGGCAAACATATCGTCCTTACATTTATAAAAGAATTTACGACATTCATCAAGAGGGCTTTTATTCTCTCCCGATTGTAGTGGAGGATTCTTCTCATCAATAAATTTGTTGAATTGTTTGGGGTTAGATGCGCACTTATAAAGATTAACCATATAAGGGTTGAAATCATTGTATATGTGTTGCTTTGTTGCTAAAGGGTTATCTAAATCACTTTTCATATAAACCCAAAAAGCTCCACCGAAAACTTCGCAATAAGTCTCTATACCCTTTGGAATAAAACTATGTATCCAAGGAGCCATTCTTTGTTTTCCACCTATGTATGGAATCAATATAAAACCTCTTTTCTTAATTAAAAACTAGTTGTCTAAAAACTTTTTACAATATTCATCCATCATAGATTTAGTCTCTTCTATATCTTTATATGGTCCGTGTTGCTCTTGCCCGACTTCATCCCAAAAATACCAGCCGTCAGATTCTTTTACAATATGTTTATCGTGCCACGTATCACTCATCCTTACCTTCTTCGTCAAACATACTTAATATATCATCCATTGAATGTAAACTCTGTGGCTCTGGTTTTTCCTTCTCTTTTTTAATTTGACTTAACCTTTCTTTTTGATCTTTGGTCAGCCCACTATCTAATATGTCTTTAAAGTCTTCGTCAGGAGTAAACATAATAAATTCTTCACCTTCTTCAAACTCATTTAAGTTCTCTAAGACTTCAATATATTCTTCTAGATCACCAATATGCTGTAGAAGTCTTTCTTGTCCCTCAAGAAGAGTAGCTACAATATTAATTAATTTGTTTGCATTATCTATCTTAGCTTTTCTACTCATGCCATTCTCCTTAATCACTAAACAGTTGTTCTAAATCAAAATTATCTAGAGGTTTCTCTATTTTTAAATCTTTCAGCTTGTTATTCTCTACAATAAGCTTAGTACCTCCAGATACAAACTTTTTTCCATCCACCCCCTTCTTAATAGTATAAAGATAAAATACTGTCTTCCACATGGATACCCTAACAATCCGGCCGGGCCGACCATCTAATATAATTATGTCATCATTATTATAATCATCTCCAACGAATATAAGAAGTCCGGCTATAGAAGATTCTATCGTAGTTTTAAAAAACAACATCATCAATCCTGCCAAAAATATCCACCCATACTCACCCAACAAAACACTTATATTACCCTGTATAATATTTTCTATTTGATGTGCAGCTTCTTTTTCCATCTAATCTCTCCGACTGGCATAATTTTTGTTTACTATTATGTAAGGTTAAATAACACACCAATAGAAGGTTTTGATAGGTTTTTATTTCTCACCCCCCTTAATAAGAGAGGAAATATTTTCTTTAACTTGATTGTAGTTCTCAATCAATTCTTTTTCTTTGATACGTAACATTTTAAATCCTTCTTTTTTTGCTAACCAATTCTTCGTAGCATCATTTTTCTTTGCCATCATACCAGCGTAACTAGGTTTATTACCTATATCACCGTGCCAATAAGCGCCATCAACTTCTATCAACACTCCGTAGTCTATCAAATGGAAATCAAAATACCGATAACCTTGCAAGTATTTTAATGGCTTTTCTCTTTCATATTCTATTTTTAAATCGTCTAATATGTCAGCAATCTGTCGTTCTAAGTTAGACATTTCTCTCTTAGCTCTATTCAGCGGTGGATATTTTTGAGAGTTATTTAGCTTTTGTTTCAGCCTCTTTACTTTATTTTTATTATACTTCGGCTTTTTCTTTGGCACTTTGTATCTTTTCTTCTAAATTAACAATACGTTCTGTTAACATCCCCAAACTTAACTCTAAATTCTTTGCATGGTTTCTATAACCCATCATTAGCTTTTCTGTATCGACTACGCGTTTATGAATTGCTAACAATATTTCGTGCGGCTCAGCTTCGTCTGCTCTACTAACTTGCTCGGGTGTTAGAATGTTAGTCATTGCCTTCAAACCTTTCTTTAAAATAAGATAACATATTATTTATAACTTCATTTTCCTTTTTTAGATCTTTATTTTCTTTGTTTTTTTTCTTTTGTTCTATTTGTTTTTCTATCTTTTCTTGACTATCCGCAATGGCATTTTCTGAACTACTAGTTTTTTTTTCTTGAGGTTTACTAGATGTATATTGAGCAGTAACCAATTCAGCAGCATTTAATAACGATGCGTTAAGTTCAGAAATATTAGCATTTAATGTTTCTATTATTTTAAGAACACTAAAGCATTTCGCATTACCTAAAATAACAGAGATATCGCTGCGAGATAAAGCAATATGCGTATTTTTATCCAGCGCGCTGATTTGATTCTTTAACATATCTATTTCTCCCAATAAGCTAATAAATGTATCAAGCTCAGGAGGTATCAACTCACTATTCATTATTGGTCCCATCTGTTTCTGTCTCCATAACAACTAGTTTTATATTTTCTAATTGTCCAGCACCATTCAATTTTATATCAATATCGTAGTTATTAACTAATCTAGCTATATTACCTTTACTCTTATCAAAAAGAAAGTATAACATTCTGTTAAAACCCTGATCCGCATCATCTCTATTTGCCGCATCATAAATAGAATTAATAATAATCCAATTTCTAAAAACATTATCCTCTGTTAGATCTTGGTCAGTAAGATCTTCGGGGATCTGTTCGCGAAGCTTATTTGACATTTGCAATAAGTTTTCTTTTATATAGTTTATCCTATACTTTAACTTTTCTTCATCAACATCTAACAGTTCTTCTGATGTTTCGCTCATAAAAAACTCCTTATAAAAAAGGTTAACTCCAAACACTTTTAAATTAATGTTGGATAAAAACCATTATGAGAGATAATCCAACTTAAAAATGCTCGTAGTTAACCCATATCTAAATACCTTCATTCTCCGGACCCTTCTCCCATTATACCATCCGATGAAAAAACATATTTTTTTAATTCTTTATCCATTTCATAGATGGATAATTCCTTATTTTCTTTACTATTTTCTATGTTAAACCCTAACACATCATCATCCTCATCACACTTTTGCATAATATAAGGAATATTAAGTGGAATAAAAAAGTCATGGGAGTTAGGGTTAACTATTACTGTCTCTATTGGTGAATTTATCAATTGTTGAGTTAACATATCTGGCCCTATAGATATGTGAGTAGTCATGTTATTTTTCATAATCTCATTAATTTTATACAACGACATATTAACCAAAACTACCTTAGGTCCAAAGTTCTCTCTAACTTGACGAATAATGTCTGACTTATTTATATAGTTACTTGCAATATACTCATCAGTAAAAGCAACAATAGCTTTTTCTTCATTACTTAAAGTAACAGTATATAATTGATTACCCTCTACATTTCCCACAAACCACATATGAAAATCGTTTTTAACTAACCTATTAAATACTATTTGAGCGGCAAGTCGGCCAGGCTTATTTTCTATTTCTACATGAGACCATTTGCGTAGATCTTCTTTAAAAGACTCCATAATATATCTCCATAATAAATATCAACCTAACTTAGTATAACTCTTGTTGTAACTTTAATAGATTATCTTCACTCAATAAACTATTTCTATCCCAAGTTAAACTTCTACCAAAATTATCTGATTGGAGTTTCACCGCAATAATTTTGCCTGGAATTAAATCTTCCTCACAATATTGTAGTTTATTATGCCATACTCTAAAGCTACTGCCATCTTCTGCTCTAACATTTGCATATGGTTTTCCCTTCTTAGTTTTTAACATCTCTACCGTACTAATCTTTGTCCAGAAATGTGGCGAGTTTTCATCATCTTCATTGTAATCAGATATATGAGCTAACTCTAATTTATTAACAACTTCTTTCATCAGCGCTATTCTTTCAGCATTTTCTGAAACTCTAAACCCAATATTTTCTAACTCAAAAGTAATTAATTCCTTTTCTACATATTCCTCTTCTGCGTTAATATGAAAAACATCCATGAGTTTTTCTATTTTTTTGCTATTAATAATATCGGCAAAAACAATATCTTCATCATCAAATATTTTAATCATCAACTCTTTAAAGTTCTTCTTAGTTTGTAAAGAAAATTGATTAAATACGTCAGTGATATCGCATAATGCCTTTCTACTTAATTTCTTTCCACAAAGTATTAACCCATCAAATAATCCCAACTTGATAAGTATTTGCATTGCATTATGTGGAATCATCTTGAGTTCTATATTGTCAGTATAAAACTCTGTAAAGTCTAACCATCCAGAATTAGGTCTATTCTTTTCTATCTTATTTAATACGTTATCGCCTAGACCCTTTATATTCTTTACACCGATAATAATATTTTCTTTATTAACTGAAAAACCTTTTGAAAAAGTATTTATATCTCCCAAACTAACTACAGGCTCATCTAACAGCCTTCTTCCCATTGTTAGACCTAGAGCAATCTCTTCATGTTCCCCTAAGTGGTCATTCAATATAACCTCTGTAAATTCAGCCGGATACTTCGCCTTAAAGTAAATAGTCCAATATGCTAAGATACTATAACTGATAGCGTGAGACTTATTAAACAAGTACCCTGCGTTATCAATCAACCTCTTAGCTACCGCTCTAGTTTCTTCTACAGAGAGAGCCATCTTTTCTGGATAAGCAAACAAGTGTTCTTCCAAATATTCATTGCACTTCTTATGATCCATACTTTCAGCAATCTTTCTTAGGATGTCGCCTTGGCCAAAGTTCAACCCAAGTAGATTAAACATCTGAATAAACTGCTCTTGATAGATCATAATGTTTTCAGTAGGTTTTAAAATATCATTAAACAAAGGGTGATGATCATTAGTTGCTTCTTCTTGACCATTCCTTCTACGAAGAAACGCTTCAGTAGCTCCTAATTTAATAACACCTGGTCTATATATTGCATTCACAGCTGCAATATCTTCCACATTACGGGGTACCATCTTCTGCAAACATCTTGTTATATTTGCTCCACCAAACTGAAACACTCCATAAGTATCACCCTCACATAATAAATCATATGCCTTATCATAATACTTTTGCTCGTCTTCATCTAACAAATCTCTATCAATCGGCATTGTATAAAGATCTTCAACAGACATGCCGACCTTCTTCATCACCTCCATAATCACCGACAAAGTAGAAAGACCCAACATATCAATCTTAAGAAACTTCATCTTAGATAACTCATCAATCTGCCACTCTGTAACCAAATCACCTTCTTTTGACTTACGCAACGGCATTACATCATATAGTGGTTGTGACGATATAATCACTCCACCACCAGCAATTGTTTGATTTCTTATGTTACCAATCAACGTATCAATAGTTGTAATGAAATCTTGAGCCTCTTCTTGTTCCAATGTTTCTATAAAATTCTTTACCTCTTTATTATTATTCATCAAATCAGTAAAGGTTGTTAGATCTTTGTTTAATGAAATATGGCCACTAATCGTTTTCGCAATCTTGTTAGAAAGTTTAAAGTCAATGCCTTTGTCTTTCGCCAAATCACGAAACAAAGTATTAACAGAATAACGGGAATAGGCACAAACAGAAGCAATGTTAGCATCGCCCCACTTGGAGGCCACATAATTTTTGACATCCGATCTACGGTTATCTTGAAAGTCGTTATCAATGTCTGGCTCCTTAATTCTTTCAGGATTCATAAACCGTTCAAAGAATAAGTCATATTTTATAGGGTTCAAATGTGTAATACCCAATAGCCAACAAATTAACGAACCACTTGCGCTGCCACGACCAGGCGACATAAGTATATCATTCTCATATGCCCATTGTGTAAAATCATTTGTAATAAGAAAATAATCTACATAACCTTTATCTGCAATCAAATCTAACTCTGTTTTCAACCTATCTATATACAATGGAATTTCATCTTCGGGAATAAGATTACTCTTTACCTTACTCTCCATACCCTTTTTTAATAGGTCTAAAATATAGGTCTTACTATCGTTAAATCCACTTGGAACGCTAAACTTGGGTTCCTTTAAGGTGTCAACATCAAGTTGTGCCTTACAGCGATTAGCGATGGTTTTTGTAGACTCTATTCCCTCATACAAATACTCATCAGCAATGATATCACCCATGCCAGAATCATACCACTTTTGTATCATCTCTTCTTCTGTGGCAAAATGTAGCTTATCTATACCCGCTTCATCAAACGAAGTATTCAGGCGATATAAGAAATTATGTACTTCATGGTGTTCTTGTTCCACATAATGCACATCGTTAGCCAACAACGTCTTTACATCATACTTCTTTCTAAACATCTCAATAAGCACTTGATTATATTCTCGTTGAATATCTAAAGCGTGTGGATGTAATTCAATAAAAAACCTATTCTTACCAAATATTTCAAGCATATCTTCAAACCATATACTCATATCATCTATCTTCTTACTTTGCAACATTCTCGCCATAGGAGAGATTACACACGTAGTTGTTGCGATAATGCCTTTATTATACTTTCTCAACAGGGGGATGTCTATAGTTGGCTTACCGTAAAAACCTGACATATTCGCATGATAGTTAAGCCTATATATATTCTCTAAACCTTCATTTGTTTCAGCTAACAACAATAAGTGTGACTTACGAAGTCGTAGCTTGTTAGCTTCTCTTATTTCTGTAGGTGTAAGCCCATCCTTTTCTTCGTCAGTAAGACCTCGTAAAGTGTGGTCTGCTGTAAAATAAAACTCATTCCCATATATGATATGGGTGTCAGTTGATTCACCAGCTTGATGAAAAGCAAAATGACTGGCACATGAACCATGTTCTGTTATAGCTAAAGCTTTCTGCCCAATATTTGCTGCTTTTTCACAGTAATCTACTGGCTTACCTACACCATCTTGTAAGCTACCAAAAGCAGAATGTAAATGTAAGTGGGTAAAACTATCTATCTTGTCTCGCATATTTCTCCTTAAAAAGTTATATATATAATATAACTAATTTTCTACATTTTGTCAAGGCTTTTCTACCTTTAAATACTTTTTATTTTCATCTGTAAAGCTGTCATAATATTTTGTATTCTTTAAGTTTTGATGTGATTTATTTAATTCGTCAACATACGCAACATTAATAAGAAAATATGGTGCTGGTGATCTTGTTGTCACCCCCTCTACCTCAAAATCATCATCGGGGTGAAAAGTTATTACTTTTATATATCCCATCTTTCTTTTCCGTAAACCTCTATTAATCCAATGCTGAAAGTTTTTATACTCATGCACTTTTATATCAGATATGCATGCTATTATCATAGAGGTATATTCGTCTTCTTCATCCCACTCATCTATCATTTTAAATAAAGATTTAGGATATCCTCTTTGAAAAACTTCATACTTTAATTTACCAGAAGCTCTTTCCTTTTCTACAAAAGGGCAAATTGGAAAACCACCAAATGCTTCGTTAGGTGTCGCCAACCAATCTATATATTCATTTACTTTTGCAACTATTGTTTCTTTATCTTCCATACCGGAACTCCACACACTTCAAGAAACTTCTTACCATCAAGTATACGATATTCATCTATGTAATAAAATTTTTTAATACCAGCGGCTACTATTAACTTAGCGCATGAAATACACGGTGTCATAGTACAATAAATTATACAACCCTCTGTATTAATGCCATTACGTGCCGCATAACCTATTGCGTTTTGTTCAGCATGTATTCCAAGAAAACATGAACCATTAATATCTTTCTTACAAACCTCTTCGCCACCATCATCTATACAATTTAAAGAGCCAGACGGCGGTCCGTTATAACCAAAGGAAATAATTCTATTATCTTTAATTAAAAGGGCTGCCTGTTTAGCTTTTACACAAGAAGATCGCTGAGCAACTAATTTTGTTGTTTCTACAAATAACTCATCAAATGTTATTCTACTCAAAACACTCCTGTGTCTTTTCATCATACACAACTTTACCAGACCTATTTAGCAATCTATCACCATCTTGACTATATTTTTGATTTTGGCCTAAAGTCATATGCTTTAACATTGTAGGTATATTACCAAAATCTTCTGCTAACTTTTTCAAAGGACCGTAAAAATAATTACCAGGTTTTTCTGCCACCTTTTTTGTTGGCCTTATTAAGTGCTCTAATGACATACCATTTTCTGTATTTTTTTGTTTACGCCTATATCTTTCATGGATCTTGGTGGTTTCATCTTTATTTTTTTCTTCTTCCATTTGATTATCATTAAGGCGTATCTGTTCATAATTTTGTTGTAATCGCTCATGCTCCAACTCTTGGCGCTGAGTCTCACTACCTATCTTTCGCAAAATAGATTTAGTATTGGCCATATTTTTTGCCTTTTCTTTTTTTGTTATTAGCCGATCAGCCCTTTGTAATCTTTGTATCTATTACAGGAATGGGAAGGCTTTTTTATGTTAGCTCACAACTACCCCCAGCACAGGCTAATTCACCTGTTAAATTAGTGTTGTCTATCACTTCTATTACACCCGACAAATCTACTTCTCTTAAATTATTAAACAATGTGTTAAATGTTTTCTCATCCGTATCTTCAAATGGCATCTGCTTGTGAGTACCGCCGAAATAAGGTAATACAGATAACCCGTTGTAATAGTCACGATTTTCCCACATCCACTTGCCAACCTCATCCCACTCTTCCTTAACTGAAACAGTGCAAGAAACATTATGTGTATTGTTGCCACCGTTATGACCCGGAACAATCCACCTGTTGTATATATCCTTTACTCTATCTAATAGTGCTAAAGAAGTTTCATGTCTTAATATTCCATCTTCTGGCGCTCGTTGAGGAATAGAAATTATAGCTTGAGTATCACCTTTAAAGAAATCGTCTTCTACTAACTCTGGATGATTAATAGATAAGTAGGTGTAGATAGCTTCATTCTTACCCACACGTAAACGGCGAATGTAATAATCATTATGCCACGCATGAATACCACTAGAAGTTCCTAACACACACGATGTAGTACCGCTTGGTTTAACTGTAGTCACTCTAGCGGCTGAGTTTATACCTAACTCACCCGCATAATACTTGTTAGTAGAAACTGCCAATTCTGCCGCGGCTTGCAAGTTTAGTTTCTGAACTCTACCACTTCCAATACCTGTCATACCAACACCTAGAAGAGCATCTTTCTCTGTAGTGCGACGCCATATATCACGCAAATAATGAAAGTTTGTATATGCCGCTTGAAGTGTACCGATAAGAGATGCAGCAGAAACTCTATCGTTAAGGTCTTGCTGTGTCTCTACATCACTAACATTTACTTCACAGAGATTACAAAACTGAAACGGTCTTAATGCAATTTCTGCACAAGGATTAGTACCCCATTCAGAATCGTTTGTAAAGTATACACCTGGCTCACCAGCTCCACTTTCTTTTACTTTTTCCCATATGTTAAAGAAATCTTTCTTCTTTACTCTATGTCTTACAACTACAGCAGAATTATTGGCTCTTGCTCTTTGGGGTTCTGTTTCCCACCAGTCTCCGAATTTGGACGATAACATTTCTTGATCATCAATGGAAAACAAACTAATAGTAGCAGACCTACGGATACCGCCAGATAAAACTGCGTCTGCAATCCAACACACGATATCATGTACTTCCAAAGTAGAGAGTTGCTCACCATGATTCTTCCTATCAAATATTCTTTTAATGTTATGTACACAATCCTTCAATGGTTCGGGACCAGGCGCTTTACCCCCACTAGTAATAAGCATAGCACCTTTAAGTCTTATTCCACCAAAATCAAAATCGGGTTCGGGTTTTCCACCAAAGTAAGCTTTCATCAGCATCTTAATGCAATCAGCCCAACCTTCAATACTGTCACCAACTAGATAACGGCGCTTCTTAGTAGGTTTAGTTATCGCTGGTAGTTTTTCTACATGATGCTTCTGAACTGAATAACCTACACCAGTTCCACCCAATAACAAAAACATGACTTCGCTAAACGCACGATAGTCATCAATAGGTAAATATGCGCAATTATATATACGTGACGGTGATTGCTTAATCGCTGCACCAGCAAATTGTAATGACCTCATAGAAGGTAAAACTTTCTTTTCGTATACTAGCTCATAAGCTTTTTCTATGTTAGGTCTGAGCTGCGGAAAATTGGCAATATGCATATCACGATTTCTAGTAATAAGCTCTTTCCATGTTTCTCTTCTTTGTTCAGTTGGAAGGTACCGTGCATACTTCATATGCACTGTAACTTCAGATAAAATCTGCTGCGATATGTCCATTGTTATTCTCCGTCTGTCGGTGTCTTTACATTTTTTGCGCTCTCATATCCATCTCTAAAAAATCCTTTTCCAAAACTAATACCTACTGGCGAAATAATTCTTTTTACTTCTTCGTTACAGTTAGAGCAATATCTTTTTTCTTTTGGATTATACTTTTTAATGCTTATATTGATTGTTAACTTATTTCCACATTGATCACAACCATATTCATATATGGCCATCAAAGACTCCTTTTCCCGCTTTTTTCCACCCTATGAATAAATTCAGTATGCCCATTATCAGATGTCATTAGAACTTCATATTCGACAACCTCATTAGTATACACATCTTCTTTGGACATCATTTCATTAGCTATACGTATTACATCATCTTTTTTAGTATCTCTACGGTTAGCAGAATAGATGTGTGATATTTGTGTATCCGCATGACCCCATCGGTGTGTTTTTGTTATTGTGAACCTTTCCATATTTTTATTCCTCTTTAAAAGTTCTATATAAAGATTGCATCTTGTCGCCGCCATTTAACATACCATTGACTTTATCACCAATAGATAACCCACCAATTGTTGGCATATCTTCGTTTAGATCAATATAAGCACGAGCAGGGTCCATCTTAATATTAAAATTTACATTGGCTTCTCCCATTCTATTTTTACCAATGTGAAATTTACGTTGGGAAAAGGTACCAAAGAAGTCTACAACCATTGCCTTGTTGATTGCCTCACCAACTTTATCAATAGTAATAATATCATCATTGAATCCATCGCGGTTGCTTTGAGTGGCTGTCCAAATCGGCAACTTCATCTCCATAGACAACGCACGAAGATCTTCAAAAATACTTTCTAACTCAAAACGCTTTTGATCATAACCACGGCGGCTCTTCATCAAATCACCATAATCAATTATTATTAAATCAGGGTTAAACCCATTGGATAATAACCTACCCATATGAAATTTGATAGTATTAATCGTTGCGACTTTCGGTGGATATTCTTTGATAAACAACTGGCCACCATTAAAACGAGTTAATTCATTTTCAGCCTCTGCCATTCGGCCACGCAACTCTTTTGTAGGAATACCCGTTATACGACTATCATAACGATTACCAACATGGGTTTCGCTTAACTCAAAAGAATAGTGGATTACATTTTTACCTGCGGCTAAAGCACCATACCCAAGATTTACAAGAAAGAATGATTTGCCACCACCGGTGGGTGCCATTACTACACCTAACTCGCCGTGAGCCAAACCGCCATCTAACACATTGTTTTGATCTAACAACGGGAACCCTGTTGGAATACACGCCCTTGCATGTACTTGTTGACGAGACTTAAACGAATCAAAATAATCAGACCCCAAATCTTGTTCAGTACTAATCTTTAAACTATCTTCAATAGTTTTTTGAATCTCTTCAAACTTACCTTCCTTCAACAATTCTACTGATTGTAGAATTGCACCCTTCATAGATTGATTCTTACAAAACTCTAATGACTTATCTTTTGCGTATTCAATCTCTTGACGATTAACCTTTGTTTCAATATCCAGTAACACATTAATAGTAGATTCTTTTAGCTCACCTTCAGGATATTGGGAAATTTCTGTTTTTAAAGTATCATAGGTTGGAGGTGCACTATACTTATTGAATAGTTTTCTTATCTCTAACCAAACTGTTTTGTGTGCTTCAGATGTAAAGTATTCTTCTTTTAATACCTCAAAACTCTTTTCAAAAAATTCTCTATCAATTAAAGCTGCTTGAAGAACACAATTCTGAAAATTTGTTCCAAAAGACTTAAAAGAATCAACATCCCTATACGACATCTATAATCTCCTTAAAGTATTACGGGTTCGCGAGAAACCGACATATAAGATGAAACCCAATTATCAATATTAGTGGGCGATATATCTTCGTTCATCAACTTAAGTCTAAGTTGATAAGGATTAAACTTTAAATCTTTATTTTCATAACTTTTCTCTAACGCCACAATTGATTGCATATTCACCTCTATATCTAGTAGTTGTACTATCTTATAGTTCAGCCTTAACATTTCTTCATTATCAATATACTTCTGATACTTACTATTCTTTTGACTATTTGCATATTCTAAAATATCATCTACACCCATATCTTCCTTGACTGAAAGTAATGGAAAATCCCTCTTAGCGCTCTTCTCTCCAACGCCAGAGATGCCAGTGATGTTATCACTCTTATCACCCACGATTGCCTTTAGAAGTGCATAATTAGGTGGGAAAACTAACTCTTTTTCCACCATATAATTCAAGTCTATCGTTTCACCTTTAGGATTTTCTTTACTCTTAACTGGCCGATAAATAGTAGTGTTACTATCGACTAATTGAAAAAAATCTCTATCAGTAGAAACAATTACTTTTGCCTCATTTTTAAAGAAATTTCTACAGGAATATGCTATTTGATCATCGGCTTCTAAATACTGAACTGCCGGTTGATATACGGGGAGTAAGTCTAGACACTCTTTAAGTAATTGGAGTTGTCTAGCAAAGGATGCTGTTTCATCTTCTTGTGAATATTCAAAATGCCTATTAAGACCTCTAAACTTTCTACCCTCTTTGTATTCCTTTAACATACGTCTTCGCCGTTCTGATGAACCTTTACCTTCCCATACCACCGAAACAATATCGGGGTTATGCTTTTTTATTTGCGATTGCAAACTATTAAGAGTGCCAAATGCTCCCCCAACGTGTTCGCCATTATCGTTTGTTAGCCTAACTGCGGAGAAATTTCTAACAAACATATTCATCAAATCAATCAATAAAACCTTTTTCATATTCTTACCATGCCGCCATTTTGGTTAAAAGTCTTTTTGTAATCACTCTATATAATATAACCAATTCCCTCCAAGTTGTCAAGCTTTTTCTTTGCTCTACCAAACATTCTTTTTCTCGCACCTTAGCTAATCGAACAACCCATCTTTGCTGCTTTAATACGCATAATCTTGTGCCGCCTGTATGCCAAACGCAGTTTTCAATAAAGATCCAAAACCAAACCCTAGGTGTGATTAACATAATAAAAACCTTTAATTAACATTAGTGACTCATTATCTATTTCATTCTCCATCTTTCTGTCTCCGAGTTGGTGTTGGTGTTTTTATCGCTCGCGGGTTCGTGCGGCGATTCCAAACCAATTTTGCTCTTTCTACATCCTTACCAGAGAGCGTTTCTTTAACTTCAACCTTAAAATTTTGTTGTTCTGGTGTAACGGTGTTTTGAATTTGCGATGCGGGTGACTGTGAAATATCATGTATATGGTGAGTGCTGTAGGTATTAAAACGATTATAATAGTAAGAATTAATAGGATAATACCCATTGTCATAATATGAGTAAGGCTGTTGTAATTGCTGGCCATAACTTCTGTTAACCATTGGGAGATATTCATTTGAATCATTATGCATTTCTATGTGATTATTTAATTTAGGTTTAGGACTTATTTTAAGTGGATTGCTAAGTATTGTATAACAACCACTTAAAATAAAAAGTAAAGGAAGCAATATAGAGTATAATTTAAAGTTGTTCAGTATCATAATTTATTCTTCTTAATGACGCGTCGTTATACTTATAAGGTTTAACACCTGGTGTTTCCAAAATATCAATACGATTAATAAAACGCGCATTCATCGTATCTTTGACTTGATAAACTCCAGACTTCTTACCAGCATCCACCCACACATGATCGCCAAATCTAAGAAAGCCGCCATTACGTACAAGCATATTTCGTGAAACCGCCACATATTTATATTCGCTCGCTCTTTGTATTTTAATAACAGTTCCATCTGCTGTAATATTAGGAGTATCATCAGTTTGAGATGATACAGGGTGATACATTGTAACCACTATTTTATGAGTATTTGCTTCAATATCCTTTACTTTTTCTTGATATCTTAACAATTTGTCAGCCATAACAAGATCATTAAGAGTGTTGTCTTTTATGAGAGAATCTGCTACTGATATCTTAAAATTTAAAAAACTTATTTCATCATTGAACTCATCAATGATGTACTTCCTTTCTACACTATACATTAGTATAATGACCGATAGAAGCGTAATAGCTATTGTTTTTATATTTTCTCTATTCATTTTAATTCCCGTTGGTAGTATAAATATAGCATAGAAATTCTATAAGTTTTACTATCATTTAAAAATATTTAAATTCATTGTTTGGAAAAATTTTACTAGAAAATGGTACCGCCACGCGGGATTGAACCGCGATTGCTGAGATGAAAACCCAGAGTCCTAACCGTTAGACGATGGCGGCTACTTAAACATCCACTTCACCACCCTCGTACCAGTAAGAAACAAAAACAATAATGCTGCGCCGGTATAAGATGTAAGCTCAGTTACATCAAACACCGGCGCTACAGCAAAGTTCCACAGCAAAGAAAAGAAGAACCCAAACATAAGATACAACGCCACAGCAAGAAGCCCTACTATAGACGCTCCAATACTAAATCCAACACACCACATAGCTTTTAAAAACAATGGTGTTTCAGTTTTAGTGATAGGTTCTTTTATCTTTTCCCAATATTTCATTAGAGTATTTCATCCCCTCCTAATGCTTCTGTAGTTATTTCTTCATTGCGTTTATCTGGATCTTGCTCTATAACTAAAGATAGCTTCACCAACTTTTTGCAATAAGTGTGAGCTTCAATATTTTCTACTGCACGAATCCACTCTACAAATTTAGAGTTTTTAAACTCATAAAGCTCGCCCGTATCTTTATTAGTAATGGCAGATTTCTGTTGTGAAATCTTTTTTGCTACATCAGCTTTAAGTAAAACATCAAGCCAACTTTCTTCATCAATCAATCCACGATTAAAATACATCTTAAGTTGCGCTTCACGATGTGGTGGTCCTAAACGATTTTTAATAACCTTTGGTTTAATACCGACACCTATAACATCTTGACCAGCTTTGACTTTACCATCAGTATATAACTTTATTCTTACCGATGAAAAAAACGGTACAGCTTTACCGCCTGGTGATACTGTAGGATCTCCAAACACCATACCCCCAATCTTTTCTCTTACTTGATTTAAAAATACTAACGCAATACGCTGGTTACCTATAAATCGAATACTCTTACGCAACCCTTGACCAATTAGTCGTGCACCTAATCCAATAGTAGAATCACCATACTCACCTTGAATTTCAGCTTTTGTAGAAGTTCCGGCAATAGAATCCCAAACAATACAACATAATTTATTTTTATCGTTTTCGCGGATTCTACGTACGATCTCTTCTATTCCTTGAAACACTTCTTCAATAGTTTCTGGTTGCAGGTATACAAGATTACCGCCTTTTTCTTGTTCCTTTATTCCAAGGAGCTTTAAAAAACTCCAGTTCGCCGCATTCTCGGTATCAATAAGAACCGGAATACCACCCCTATCTTGACAATCCTTTAAGATCATATAAGATAAAAGTGATTTACCAGTTGCCGCTTCACCAGTAATTTCAACTAATTTACCAACAGGTATGCCGCCAGGCGCTTCAGCATCATTAGAAATAATAGTATCTAAAACAGTAGATCCTGTAGAAAGCCAATCCGTTACTTCGGCGGGGCTTTCTCCCTTCCCCATGATGTAAGCAACATCACCTATTTTTTTATTTAGTGATTCAACAATAATGTCAGTGAGAACGCTATTGTCAGCGACAACAGCATTCCCACTAGTGACGACTTTTTTTCTCGCCATATTAGTTTAACAACTTATCAAAAGCTGCGCCAATCTTTTCGCTAACACCATCTTCTTCTGATTCAATCTTACTGGTAGAACCAAAGTTCTTCTCAGTACCACCCGAAGAATTAGAATCATCGGCATTTGGATTAATATGCCTATCCAACGATACCTTCATCTCATCAATCGGTGCAAACTGAAAGAGTTCATCAATCGGCTTTACACTATCAATAATAGTAGGAATATCTTTCTTCGGCGCCAAAGGTGTGGGCTTAAGAGCGGTTATAACTGAAGCAGGTACGAGCCAATTATTAAACCCATGTTCCATCTTTACTACCAAATCAAGACCTTCATTTTGATCGGTAATATCTACGCCTTGTCGCAAAGCACTCTTCACTAGATCGAGAATATCCTTATATGTGGTACGAGGTGAAACGCTCCACCAGCGAATACCCTTATCTTCTTCGCCGCGTTTGATGATAGGAATATAAGCACGATTCTTGGGCGCCATATTCTTAAACATCTCCTTAAAACTTTCATCGTTGGTCTGCTTAAATTGGTCCCAACACTTTGTGGCAAAATCACAAATCGGATCAGACTCACCCTTCATCTTTGAAGGACAAAGGAATGTACGACCGGCGATTCCAAAATGGAACCACATCTCTTGAAAAGGCATTTCCAAGTCAAGCTTGTAGGGGGCAATACGAATCTGATGCTCCCCCTCTTCCAACTTAATAATGTCATCCTGCGTGTTGCCATTGCCCTTAGTTGGATCAAGCTTGTCGATTGCCGCGTTGATCTTATCCAAATTAATAGCCATTTTACTCTCCTATAAATTAATGAAAACTACGATTGTGATACATTATAACACTTTTTTACTAAAAACTAAACTACTGATGCATCGCATCCTAACAATTCTTCATCAAAACATTGACGGCTTGCTCCACTTGATTTAAGAGATTTACTTCTAACTCTACTTACTAATATAAGTAAAGATACTGGTAATGTCACAGCAATTAAAACTATCATAAAAAGTTTCATTTTTCTTCTCCAAACTTTCTATACTATAATATACACAATTTTTTGGGGTTTGTCAAGGCTTTTTTTGATTTATTTTAAAAATATATATCAGACCAAATTTGCATTGTTTTGGGATAAATGCTAGTCATTTGCTCTTTTAGCACTTTTGCGTATTCTCTAATCTCCCACTGGGCTGTGGGTTCATTTCTTAGCTCAATAAAATTAACTATGGCTTGAAAAGATGCCGTCCAAAAAACTTCCGTATATTGTGATAGGGGCATCACAATACGTGCTTGTTCTTTTGCTACACCAAGTTCTAGTAACCTTTCGTAATAATGTCTTCCAACTTGTATTGCCTTGGCGTAACACTCACTGGCTTCTTCTTGTTGCGCAATCGTTCCAACGCTCGCCTGTTTACTGTCTTCCGATTGTTGCCGCCAGTTTTCGGGAATATAATATTCTTCAACTGGTACATAACGTCCACTAATTTCATTCCAAGCATGATCCTTTGTTGAATATGACGATGTTGTTTCTGCGCCCACTACATGCTTATACCATTGGCGCATAACGAATTCAGGAGCTTTAATATGAAACTGTACTACAAGGTGGCGAAACGGGGAAAAGTGTTTATGTTTAGCAAGATAATGAACTAGTCGCTCATCACTTTTATCATATATTTTTTTTCTCTTACCAAACGATACTCTTGCAGAATTTGCTACGGTTAAGTCATTACCTAGATGATCTATTACTTCTATGAAACCTTTGTCTAAAACCTTATATTTTGTTTCCATATAGGTTAATCATAACCTCTTATATACATTATCTCATCTTCTTCAAAATCTAAACGAGAATAATCAATTTTCTTTATACTATTTTTCAAATTCTTTCTGTTAATTCTACGTTGGTTCTTCTTAGTACCTTTATTGGGGTTAGATACCTCATCCGGTTCTCTACGCCGGTTAGTTCGTGCCATTTTGTAAATCCTTCTGTAATGGTTATGCGTATTTTAAACTACCTAAGATTTGGTTAATAGGAGCAAAGGTTCCCGTTAACTTGTATGTCTTACCCTTATATGTAAACACCAACCCTTCGCTAGGGACTATTCTCTTAAAGCCTCCAGCCTTTTGTAATCTTGTTAGGTGGCGTTTCAGTTGTTGTATCTTGTTAATATCACCCCCTTGGCGCAAACTGTTAATTGTAGTTTTGAGATCTTTTTTAATACTTCTAACAGAATCTTCTGGAGAAGCAGATATAAGGTTTTCAACATTGGTAAGAACCTTTGCCCCTAATTCCAAAAATAAATCTTCAAACGGTGCAACATTCTGTTGAGCAAACTTATTAAAGCTTATTTTATCCATTTTCTTTGCCCAAGCTAAAACTTTCTCATTTGTAAAATTTTTACTATTAAGTGCTTTAGACTTGTTACCAAATACCCATCTATTAATTAAAGCAATTTTTGTTTGTTTGTCAAGCTTTATTTTCGCTTTTCTTGCCTCAGCATTAATTTTATTCAACCACCACATTTCATGGTAGCGTGTCACTTTGTCACTATTGCTTAGTCCATATTTCTTTTGAAGTGCATAAAGCTTCTTTATGAAATATTGTTGATCTTCTTTAAACTCTTTACTTACTGGTAATGTCAAAGCTACCGGTCCTCGTATTTCAAAAGTGTTCTGTGCGTTTTGGTTAATCTGTTTTATCATACCTGCCAACTTGGAACCACTTTCTTTATCTTGACCAATAGGATTACCTTCTTTATCATATTCCAAATTACCATGAAAAACAATCATATCTTTTCCGTAAGGAATAACATTTTGTGTTGGTACATAAATGATTTCCAAGTTCATCCATTTATGCCCATTATCAAATATATGACCTTTTTGTTTTTCTGTCAAGCCCTTTATTGCATTTTCTAAATCTTCCATTGTACCTGCAAAAGCTTTCTCTAATTCACCTCTACCTGCAAACATCTTCTTAACACCTGCAGTAGTTAATGAATTTTCACCAAAGTTTTTGATCTGACCCTTATTTCTTGCAGCTACTAGTTGATCGTTCTTCCAAGATACCATAAGATTCTGACCATCAAGCTTTTCAGTTACCCCTTCTACATTCACACCACCCTTTAACAACCTGGTGATCATATTTTTAAAATCACCAAACGTCAAATTACTATCATCAAAAGGATGCTGCATATGACCATAAGCCCCACCCATTAATAAAAGCCTCCTTAACTCCATTTTTTCTTCCTTTAAACTTGTTAGCCTACCCACTACTAGTTTGTATATGGCTTGCTTTTTATGACCAAACACACCTTGAAAAAGCTTATGTTTTTCGGGTGTCTTTATACTTCTATCGCCTAGTGCTGCACGAATAGATGTACCGCTCATTTCTTTTCCATTAACCTTGAGAGCAACATGGGGAATGATATAAATGTATCCATGTTTTCTAAAATCTGCCATTTTACCACCGGCTTTATACTTCTCAAAATATTTTCCAGACACAAGGCGGCTACCATCTTTCTGGCCTACAGCAAATACTACAGCTGTATTATCGGGAAGCTTAGATGTTATCTCAATTGATTTATATGGATCTTTAACTTTGACTATCATTTTGGAAGGAACACCAGCGGCACTTATTATTTTCTTTTTCTCAGCAAAAGTAAAAGGTGACTTTGGGCCGGTGACGCCTGACGTAGCGATATAAACATTATTAGCGCCAAATTTAGAAACAAGGTTTTGGTAGGCTGCATAATGGTGTGCGCCCATTGGCGCGTATCTGCCAGGATATATGGCCACAACTCGCTGCTTTGGTTTTACTACTTCTTGCAGTTTCATTTTTCTCTCAAGCATAATGTTATACTATAAATATTGTTCTATTAGAGAAAGAAACTCTTTGGCTCGTGCTGTTGTTGTATGATACTTTAATAGTTTAGTAAAACCTCTATCAGCTATCTTTCTAGCTTCTTCTTGATTACCTATATAATATTTTGCCTTTTCTACCAACTCATTCAAATCATTATAGATAATAAAATCCTCTTCATCTATATAGCTGTTGCTCCAAAAATAAGGTTCTATTGGTTGGTACATAACCAAACAGCCATTAGCTAAACTTTCCCAAAACCTACCAGTTTGTCTTGCCTCTCCACAACCGTAGGCATCAACACTTATTCTTGTATTTAATAATTTTTTAAAGTAACCGCTAAAATGTCTCTCACCGGTATCTATACTGGTTAACGCGATGCCCTCTCTATATTCACCGATAAAAACAGACTCATCATTACCGAAAACATCTTTAAGTGATTTCATAATACCAAAACGATGTGGCCGTTTCTCACAAGCAGACATGATACAAGCCAGATCAGCTGATTTATTCTGC